TTTGGTACAGCAGCAATGTATATTGAAGAAGATGCAGATGATATTATAAAATTTTCTACAAGACACATTAATGAAATCTTTATTGCTGAAAATGATAAAGGTAGAATTGATACAGTATTTAGAAAATTTAAACTTTCAGCAAGAGCTGCAATACAACAATTTGGTACTGGAATATCAACTAAGATTGATACAATCAATAATAAAAATCCTTACGATGAAGTAGAAATTATTCATGCAGTATATCCAAGATCAGATTTTAATCCTAAGAAACAAGATAAAGCAAATATGCCATTTGAATCTGTGTATATTGAATATGCTAGTGGTGAACAATTATCTGTATCTGGATTTAAAGAATTTCCATTTGTAGTACCAAGATACTTAAAAGCATCCCATGAAATTTATGGAAGATCACCTGCAATGACCGCATTGCCAGATGTCAAGATGCTAAATGAAATGTCTAAAACTACAATCAAGTCTGCACAGAAACAAGTTGATCCACCTTTACTTGTTCCAGATGATGGATTTATATTACCAGTAAGAACAGTACCTGGTGGTTTAAATTTTTATAGAAGTGGTACAAGAGATAGAATTGAAGCATTAAACATTGGAGCAAATACTCCACTAGGTTTAAACATGGAAGAGCAAAGAAGAAACTCAATTCGAAATGCGTTCTATGTAAATCAACTAATGATGCAAAATGGTCCACAGATGACCGCAACAGAAGTGATTCAAAGAAACGAAGAGAAGATGAGATTACTTGGTCCAGTTTTAGGTAGACTTCAATCTGAATTATTAAAACCATTAATTGATAGAACTTTTAATATTATACTTAGAAAGAATTTATTTAGACCAGCTCCAGAATTTTTAAGCGGTAAAGATATTGAAATCGAATATGTATCTCCACTAGCTAAAGCACAAAAGTCTAGTGAATTACAATCAATTATGAGAGCAATAGAAATCATGGGTAGCTTATCAAATGTTGCTCCAGTATTCGATCATATTAATATGGATAAACTCGTTAGACATTTAGCAGACATTGTTGGTGTTCCACAAAAAGTTTTAAAACCACAATCTCAATTAAATGCTGAACGACAACAAGCACAAGCTCAACAAGAACAAATGCAACAAATGCAACAGCTACAACAAGTAGCGGAAGCAGGGGGAAAAATAGCACCACTCGCAAAGGCTTTACCAGAAGAAGCTAGAGCTGTAGCGAATGCTGATATTGAGTAATGGATGAACTAAAACAATTTGAAAAACAAATAAAAGGTTTAAGGGAAGCATATCAAAGAATTTTTAATTCAGATGATGGTAAAATTATTATCTCTGATTTAGAAAAACGATGCCACTTTTGGTCTACCACTAATGTTAAAGGGGATAGCCATGAAAGTGCATACATGGAAGGTCAAAGGAGTGTACTTCTATTTATTAAATCAATGCTCCAAAATGATAACACAAAAGGTAAATAACTATGTCACAAGAACAGATAACACAGGAAACTGTGCCTGTAGCAGAGACAACACAAACTACTACAGAAACACAAACACCAATTTCTTCTACTACTGAACAACCTACTGTTGCGAAGTCTTGGAAAGAAGCAATCTCAGAAGAATTTAGAAGCGATCCAAACATTGCAAAATTTACAGAGATTGATGCACTAGCTAAATCTTATATCAATGCCACAAGAATGATTGGTCAAGATAAAGTTGCTGTGCCTAATAACAATTCAACAGAAGATCAATGGAATGAAGTTTATAATAAATTGGGTAGACCAGAATCTCCAGATAAATATAAACTAGAAAGTAATTCTGAAATTGTTCCATTTGATGAAAGTGCAATTAAATCTTTTACAGAAAATGCTTATAAGCTAGGTTTAAATAATAAACAAGCTCAAGGTATTCTGGAGTTTTATAAAAACTCGATGGAAGGATCATTGCAACAATCAAGAATTGATATGGAAACTGCACAAGCAAATGCCGAACAACAGCTTAGACAAGAGTGGGGTAGAGCTTATGAAGATAATATTAAAAAAGCTGGAGCAATAGCTAAAGCTAATATTAGTGCAGATGTTTTAGATATGCAATTACAAGATGGAACAAGACTAGGAGATCATCCAGATATTATTAAAGGCTTTGCTAAAATTGCAAGTATGATGTCTGAAGATAAAATAGTTTCAACAGAATCTGAAAATGTAGATCAAGGTAAAGATATTGAATCTGAAATATCTTCGATTGTAAATGATAAGAATAGTCCATATTGGAATAAAGGTCATCCAGATCACGACAAGATTGTTCAACAAGTATTTACATTAAGGTCAATGCTCAATGGATAATAATTTAACTGATGCTGAATTAAGATTGGAGATTCTCAGAATCGTTAAAGAAAATGGTAATGAGAATCAACGATCAAACCCCTTGCCAATCTGCGAGGAATATTATAAATGGGTTTCTAAGGAGAATGAAAGTTCTCCTAAGAAAAGAAAGACAATTCGTAAATCGAACCTTTCTGACAACAAGGAATAGTCTTGTAGTCTAAAAGACTTTAAATCCAAGAGATGCCTGTCGTGAGACAGAGAACCTTTCTGATTGTTTAACTATAACTAACAACTAAAGGAGACAAATATGTCTAACCAAATAACTACAGCATTTGTACAGCAGTATTCTGCTAACATTCAAATGCTATCTCAACAAATGGGATCGTTATTAAGAGATAAAGTTCGTCTTGAAAGTGTTGTAGGTAAGAATGCGTTCTTTGACCAAGTTGGTTCTGTAACTGCGGTTAAAAGAACTAGCAGACATGGCGACACTCCACAAATTGATACTCCTCATGCGAGAAGAAGAGTTTCATTAGTGGATTATGAATTCGCTGACCTAATAGACGATCAAGATAAAGTAAGACTCTTAATTGATCCTACATCTTCTTATGCTCAAGCTGCTGCTTATGCAATGGGTAGAGCTATGGATGATGAAATAATCAGTGCTGCATTAGGAACTGCATTCACTGGCGAAACTGGTTCAACTTCAACTATATTACCTTCTTCTCAGAAGATAACTGAAGGTGGAACAAATGGTTTAACTGTTGCTAAGTTAAGAAGTGCAAAAGAAATTCTTGACTTAAATTCTGTTGATCCGTCAATCGCTAGATACATTGTGGTAGGTCCTAAACAAATCACTGATTTATTAGGAACAACTGAGGTAACAAGTTCTGATTTCAACACTGTTAAAGCATTAGCAAATGGTGAAATCAACTCATTCCTTGGTTTTAACTTTATCGTGTCTAACAGACTAAACACAACTGGTTCTAACAGACAGTGCATAGCTTATGCAATGGATGGTATCGGTCTAGGTGTTGGTAAAGATGTTACAGCAAGAATAGACGAGAGAGCTGACAAAGGTTATGCTACTCAAGTTTACTACTGTGCATCTTTCGGTGCAACTAGAATGGAAGAAGAAAAAGTTGTTGAAATCCAAGCATACGAAGCATAATCATAAAGGAGAATAATTATGGCAAGTGTAAAAGGAACTAACTTTACTAACATCACAGCTGATCCAATCGTTAAGATTGATAGTGGTGAGTGGTCTGGTAAGTTAAGAGTACAATACGATAGCTATGAAGCATCTTCTTTAGCTTCTGGATCTGATATATCAGTTGCAAGATTACCTAAAGGTGCAAAAGTGTGGGAAGTAATTGTCCACCATGATGCGTTAGGTACTGGAGTAACTTTATCAGTTGGTGATAGCGGTAGTGCAACAAGATACATTGGTGCAACTGCAGCTGCAACTGCTGGTAAATTAGTTATGTCAGAAGATGGAGCGATTGATGGCTTTGGCTATGAACAAACTGCTGAAACTGATATTTTAATAACTACTGGTGGTGGTACTGCTAGTAATACAATTAAAGTAGCTGTTATTTATTCAGTAGAATAATAATACTATTGGATGGGGGAGCAATCCCCCATCTATCTTATGAAACAAATAAAAGACTTAAAAACAATATTACATTTTAGACAAGGGAATTATGTTTACAGATATGTTCTAGTAGACAGATTTAAGAATACTTCTAAAGTACATTATGGTTTTGATTCAAAACTAGAAAGAACTGAACACGAAATATTTGCATTAGAAGATAATAGA